GCACCGCAGGCTGCAGCGGAAGCACCAGTCGCTAAGACTGAAGATGCTCCTGCAGATGAGAACGTGGACTTTAATGGGGTTTCGGTTCGCCGCGACCTCGCTGAGGCTATTACCGCCTTTGTCGCCTCTAAGGTTGACGAGAGCACGGCAGTCCTCCGCGAGACAGTCGAGAAGCAGGCTGAATACATCAAGAAGCTCGAAGAGCTTCCTGCTGGCAAGTTGCCTGCTGCCGTTGTCCGCGAAAAGTTTGAGACTGGACTTCCAGACCTCGGCTCAATGAGCAATGAGGATAAGTTGAAGTACGCTCTCGGTAATATCTACAAGTAATAATAATTAAGGAGACTTTCAATGGCTGACATTGAGCGAGCTCTTAGCACGTCCGTCGCATCTACTGGTGCATACCTCCTCCCAGAGGTAGTCGATCCAGTAATCCGCGATTACGTTGCCAAGGCTACACCTGTTCTTAGCGTTGTAACGCGTGTGAACTGGCCTACACAGACCTATTACATCCGCAAGCGAAGCGGGCTTCCTACGGCTGCATTCAGCACCGATGGTGGTTCACTTCCAAGCGCTTCAAGCTCGACCTACGCTAAGGTCGCAAAGACCGTCAAGTACCTGTACACCCGTGGTGAAGTCACTGGTCCGCTCATTGCGGCTGCTGGTGGAGTTGTCAACGCGCTACAGGAAGAGATTCGCGTCCACTCGGGCGTGATTGCTGAGCGACTCGCCACGGCGATCTGCGTCGGCGACGGCACCGAAGATACCAACGCTGGTATCATCGGCATCAAGCATCAGATCAACACTTCTACCCCTGGCAATGAGGGTGGTACGACGGACGCTTCGGCTGCTGCTCTCACCCTTGCCATGTTGGACAAGGCTCTTGACGACACGAAGGGCGAGGCTGACGTTATCATGACGAGCCGCGCAGTTCGCCGCAAGATCAGTGCCCTTCTTCAGGGTCAGCAGCGCTTCCTCGACCGAGTTGAGGTTGGCGCTGGCTTCCGCGTTCTTTCGTACGACGGCGTGCCGATCGTTACGGACGACCACTACGAGGAGAACGAGATTCTCGTCTTCCGACGTGCTGACGCGAAGCTTATCGTGAACCAGGACTTCACGATGGAGATGCTTGCTAAGACTAAGGACGCTGAAGACTTCTACATCAAGGGGTACTTCGGCTTCGCTCTTGAGGGTCGCCCTGTGCGCCTCAAGAACTTCACGATCTAATTTTTTAGCGTGAACTAGGTGCTGCTAGGGGGGTGGAGAAATCCATCCCCCTACCACACCACACAGAAGGAGGCACATGATGCCAAAGGCTAAGAAAACTAGTATTGAGTTTATTACAGGAGATCTTGACAAGAGTCCGACACAGGACCGAGAAGGTTTTATTAAGATGGTTGCTCCAGAAAACTGGGCAAAAGTTAACTGTCTTGAAACTTTCTATGACGGAGAGGTCGAAGTAGTAGATGGAGTCGCCTACATTCCAGCTGAGAATACCCATTGGGTTAATCGGATGCGAATGAACGGGTATGAAGTAGCATGAAGATCCTCATGCTCGGTGATTCACCATTTTTAAAGACTGGTTTTGGAATCGTAAACTCAGTTGCTGTAGAGCACTTGAAGTCTGTCGGTCATCAGTTGGTGGTCATTGGAGGTCAGGACACGCAGAAGCGTGATCTTGGAAAAGGTCATCACTACTATCCGATTGAGTCAATGCTGAAAGATGCGATTGGCTGGAAGAATGTATCAGTCACGCTTAAAAGGCATAAGATTGATGCAGTACACATCATTGCAGATCCAGCGACGGTAGTCATGTGGCTACTACGCCGAGATCTGATTAAGTACCCGATTACGGTTTACATGCCGATTGAGGGTGCTCCAATGAACTACAACTGGGTTCAGGTGCTACAGCAGACACCGAACTTAAAAATCATTACATGCTCGCAGTATGGCGTAGATGAACTCAAGCGCAATGGACTTGAGTCAACGATGGCATACCATGGAGTATCTGATGACTTCTACCAGTACGAGCCAGAACACCGACGCTTCCTTCGGGAGTCCGTTGGTTGGGACGACAAGTTTGTAGTTATGAATGTTGCTCAAAATGTTGAGCGTAAGCAGTGGCCTCGGCTATTCGAGGCGATTAAGATTGTAGCTTATAAGCACCCGCAAGTGGTGCTCTACGCGCACACCGTGCCGTTTGATAACTACCATCTTGGTGGACACGATCTCCCTCAGCTTGCTCACCAACTTGACATTGTGGATAACGTGCTCTTCTCTGGAAAGCACGCAAAGCACAATGACGCAGTTGCACTTACTTCCCATAACTATCCTGGTCTTGTTGATCTCTACAACATGGCTGACTGTTTTGTCCTGCCTTCGCAGGTCGAGGGCTTTGGTCTACCACTTGTTGAGGCAATGGCTTGTGGTCTTCCAGTTGCTCATACAAACTACGGCGCAGGCTCTGAAGTTTTGGGTGATGCTGGGGCTCTAATTGAGCCACACGACTGGGTAGTCAATAAGAGTCATAGTCGATATGCAAATCTCAGCCCAGAGTCAATCGCGGCGGAGATTGAGAAGATGTTCCTTAGCCCGTCGCTGCGAGAGCAGATGCGTGAGAAGGGACTGATCCGTGCAAAGCAGTTCTCATGGGACGGCTACCGCACATCACTATGGAGGGCATTCAATGGCGAAGTTAAGACCCTTTCTAAAAACAACCAATAGGCGAAGACTTACTCGTAAGTTTGCCATTAACAAAAAGTTCTCTATCTCACCAAGGCGAAGGATTGCCTTCAAGCGACGAAGACTGCGTTTGATTACTATAGCGCGACTTGCCGCTGCAAAGATGATTCCTGCTTCGTTTCGTAACAAGAAAAAGAGAAAAGTAACCTAAGGAGGCACAATGGCGAGAAAGTACATTACCGCTACAGAGTTCAAAGATAAGCCTCTAGGTATTGCTCTTCGCCAGTACTCCAGTGATCAGCTAGACTCTTTGATTGAAATTGCAACCGAACAGGTTGAAACATTCTGCGAACGAGTATTTGAACAGGCAACGTACACAGAAAGTTTTGTTGGAGATGGATCTTCAACCTACTTGACGCTTCAGTACCCGTTGACTTCAGTGACTTCAATCTCTGAAACAACGATTGCGACTACGCCAGTTACAACGACAATTACCCCTAGCACGCTGGTGCGGACAAGCGAAACAGACAAGTTTGGCAAGGTTCTTTTGGGACCTGCCAGTGAAACAACGCTGTTCTCTCCAACGTCCAAATACACTATTGTGTATACGGCTGGGTATGCCACACTTCCGCCCGCTATTAAGCATGCCACTGCGCTCTTTATGAGCGAGTTGGTAAAGCCTGACTATGGTGGAGCTCAAGATACCACGCCAGAGATCATCCCTCTCAGCAGCCAACAGATCGCCGACTTGCTCAGTATCTACCGACGCCGAAGGATTGGTGTTTAATGGTTTATACTCGTGGTCAAAACGTACCAGCATTTGGAATTCAACTAAAGCCTAGCTTTGTAAGTGATAGGATGCGCAGATTTTTTGGCGTATCCATAGAACGAGAAGTTATCAAGTACAACAAAGGCAAACACCTTAACGACTTTAAAGAAAATTTAAAGCTTTGGTCGTATGGTTCTTTTGAAGACCTTTCAAAGTACGTTGGAATGAAAGTTCAAGATTCTATTAATGATAGTAAAGATGCTACAACTGGTTCAAAGTTTAAACCACTTGCAAGAAAAACAATAGTAGCTCGAGCAATGATGAGAGCTAAGTATGCGCAAAACAATATTCCATTGTTGCTTACTGGAAAACTTTATGATGTAGCTACTGGTCGTAGGATCAGAAATGCTGGTGGAAATGCTTCTAGCGGAAACGTCCAAAAAGATGGTATTCGTTTGCAGCAAAGGGTGAATTACCAGCCTGGAGAAAGTCAAGCTGTTGGCTCATTCTACTGGCAGCTCAGCGGTCCTAAAGTTCGACATCTTTATGGTTATTCACAAGTCTTTAACAACGTCCGTAAGGGCGGTAAAAATAAAGGCAAGTCAATGCCATTTGAAGCTAAGGTACCAGCTCGACCATTTATTCCTAAATTTACAAACAGTTTCTTCAAGATCTGGAAAGCTCAAATAGACAAACAGTTTAGGAATGTTATAAATGCTTCTGTTCAAGGCTCTAAACCAATCGTAAAGAGCTACGGGTACGTTGACAAATTCAAATAGGAGACACCCGTGGAAGAAATTATTGACCGTCTTATTGAAGAGATCAGAACATTGACGAGCTTGACTCGCGCCGACGGTGGTCTCGCAGATGTCCTAGAAGTAAAGTCAGTCTATTTTGGAGATCCTGGCATCATCCCACAAAGCCTTATGCCTTGTGTGATGGTTGAGCCAATTGCTGAGTCTCCAAATGGAGAGACAACCTCTTATGACAAGAGGTTTATGGAGATCAACATCCTTTTGATGCTTGATGCTCGAGAGTACTTTGAAGTGGACGCTGAAGAGGCAATGGGAGATCGTAAACTCGTCCAGTCTGCCGCGCTGGTCTCCCGATATTTTAGGTCTCAGGACAAGCGACAGCTTGGCGGACTAGTCAATGACATCATGGTGAATGATACCACCTATGATATTCAAGATCGTGGTAACGCGATCGTCAAAACAGCAAGGGTCAACCTTCAAATCATGAAGGCGTTTACCCGCTAAGGAGAAAATACATGGCTAACAACATTGGCGTTGGCGCTCTAGGGTATATCGCCTACGGCAAGGAAACAACCGAGGGTACGTTCGTTACCGCAGGTAAGTTCCTCGCTGCCAACAACTTTAACTTCGACGACACAAACGAATACCTCAGCCCGATGACGATTCGCGGTACTAAGGATATGACTCTTGCTATGCCTGCTCCGTTCAACGTGACGGGTACGCTTGAGATGCCTCTTGTGCCAGACGACATCGAGTTGCTTCTTAAGTCTGCGTTCTCGGCTTCTACGGTTACAACCGCTGGAGCATCGAGCAGCTATTCACACGTCTTTACCCCTGGCGCTATCTCTCCAACGTTTACGTTTGAGGGTTACACGGGTGGTAGCGACGGTCTCACCACGGACGGCTTGATTCGCCAGTACGGTGGTGTTCGCGTGAACACGCTTGAGCTCCGCGCATCCTTCGGTGAAATCGTAACGGCTTCATTCGGTCTCGACGGTTCAACCCGACAGACAAAGCCGCTTGTCGGTGGAAACCTTGATCCACTCACGCCTAGCTACGCTGCAACGTCGCTTCAGCCGTTCCACTTCAATGGTGCAAAGGTTCAGTTTGACGGCACTGACAAGGCAACTGTGAAGGATCTTACCTTCTCGATTAATAACAATGTGGAGCACATCGGTACCCTCCGACAGACCCGAAACTTCAGCCGTGTTGCCTCTGGCGCACGCGAAATTACGATGTCGATGTCCATGGACTTCCAGGACACAAGCGACTATCAGGCTCTCCTCGACGAGGACGAGTTTGGCGTAACGCTGGTATTCCGTGGCTCCCTTGTTGGCGGCTCGGTATACAACCAACTTACTGTTGACCTTCCACGCGTAAAGTTCCGCCGAGTCGGTGTGCCGATCTCTGCTGGCGACTTTATTACCCAGGATGTTGAGTGCACGGTTCTTAAGCCGAATGCATCAGACATTGCTACGGTGACGCTGGTCAACGGCAAGAGCGCTGCTCTCGCTGGTCTTTGATCTAATATAGCATAAGAAAGAGGAGTTAAGACTTCCATGACTGAAAATACTTCAAAGTTCCTTCGTCCTGTTGATAAGACGTTGACGAAGCGATACGAACACGACTCTGGCGATTGGATTGAACTTCGCCAGAATCTCTCAAAGCGTGAGGTTAACGCAATCCTTCGCGTCATGCCAACTGATGTTGCTGACAGCACGAAGGAAAAGAGCGGGGCTGAAATGGTAGACGTTCTTACGTCTGTCGCAGAAACCCTGTTCACAAACCTCGTTGTCGGCTGGTCAGTCGACGACTCTCCCAAGGTAGAGACCTACCTTTCCCTTCCAAGTGATGCTGCTAACTGGGTTGATAAGATCCTGTTTGAGCACTTCAACGGTCAGTCACTAAGTGGTGACGAAGCGGGAAAGCAGTAGACCTCGCTAAGGCGGCGGCGGAAGGATACACAAGAGGAAATATTTTCCAAAAGTATCCACGTTTAGCTGAGGCGTACGCCCTATTTGACCAATGCCGAGTACGGCAACTAGTAGTTCATGAAGTACCCAAGCCTGGAGGCAAACAAACAGAGATTCGAATGGTCTATGTACCAGTCGGATACTCTTTCTTGCCATACCAGGGAGGACTGCTCGATCAGCCTTCTTATATTGTTGATGCCTTTTCCCAGTTTATGCACGGGGAACGTATAGCATCCAATAAATCGCTGACGAAGTAGCCACTAGATGCCCACACAGGCTCCCCCTGTGTGGGCATCTTTTTATTTCTCTGGAGGTGAAATGGCAGACGTAAAATTTAATGCGCGAGTAGAAGCGGATCTAAGTCCTCTTTCCCAGGCAGCATCTAATATGGCTGGGATCTTTGCAAAATTCGCCCCGAAGGATCTGAAGAAGCAGTATGAAGAACTTGGTCGATTTATTGGTAAAGCTCTTGACCCACAACAGGGTCTAAAGAATGTACCAATTTCTGGTCGAGTAAAGATTGGATCTGAAATTGCCAAGGGCATGGGTGAGGCGGAAAAAACCGTCAACAGTCTCGCAAGAAGCCTTGGTGGTAAACTAGGCAAAGAGTTCGAGTCTGTTAATACTGTTGCAAACAAGGTCAAGCGCACTACAAAAGACCTTGAGGCTAAAGCCCTTGAAAGAACGCTGCGGAATTCTGCTAAAGAAGTTCCAAAGATTAGCACCGCGCTCTTCAAGGTTAACGGAGCATGGCGACAAATTTCTGCTGACGCAGAAGGATATCGCAAGAAGCTTAAAGATCAGGCTATTCAGGTAGGAGAAATCCGCCAAAGAGTCTCAGATCTGCGCAAAGAATACGATCTTCGTGTTCCTCTTGCGACTAATGCAGCTGGCGTTAAAAAGCTTGGTGAAACCCAAGCACGTCTTAAGCGAGCAGAAGCCGAGCTCACTAAAGTTGTTACCAAGTATAGTGCTGAACAGAAAGCTCAAGAGAGCGAACGCAACCGTATCCTTGGAACAATTAATAATACACTTAGTACTGGTCTTTCTACCCTTAAACTAACAAAGGCAGAAGAGGCTAAGCTAACAACAAGCGAGAAACTTCGTCTTGTTACGCAGAAACAAATTACTGAAGAGCAGAAGCGTCAGACGCAAATTGCAACTGAACAAGCTCGGATTGACCAAGCTCGTAGGCAAGCATATGCCCTAACGATCGCTGGCGGTCAGCTCAAGAACTA